CGGGAAAGGTGGAGGAGATCAAGGCGGAGCCCAAGCCGAAAGCCCCTGAGACGCCCCAAGGCAGCCCCAACCCGGAAGCGCAGGCAAAGCCAGAGCCCAACGCCGAAGTCCCGGCAGAGGCGAAGCCAGAGCCTTCCAAGGTGGACGAGGATGACACCTACGCGGGCGAGGATGAGGAAACCAAAGCGGAGGTTAAAAAGGCCGAGCGCTTCGATAAGCTGATGCGCAAGAAACATCGCGCCATGCGAGAAGCGCAGGAGGAGCGGGCCGAGTCCGACCGCTTCGCAGAGACCCAGTTCAATACGGCCCGCATGATGAGCGAGCGGGCAGCGGCCCTAGAGGCCGAGTTGATGAAGTTGCGGGAGATGGCCAAGCCCGCTCCCGAGGTGATGAAAAAACCCGACCCCCAAGCGTTCTACAACGAGAAGGGGGAGTTCAAGGCGTTTGAATACGCAGAGGCACTGGCGAAGTGGTCCTCCGACCAAAGTATCGCAGAGTTTAAAAAGCAGCAGGAGACCGAAAAGGCCGAAGCCTTACGGGCACAGGCCGAGGAAGCCGCCAAAGCGCGCGTTGCCGAGACCATCAAAAAGCACCCTGACTATCAGAGTGTCTTGGAGAAGGCCGATGTAAAGACGCACAACGCGGTGCTTCAGTATCTCACCACCTCCGAGCATATCGGCGAGGTGAGCTACTACTTGGCCCAACATCCTGAGTTCGTCTCGCGTATCAATCAACTGAATCCGCTCAAGGCCATTGCCGAGATCGGGAAACTTGAACTCGCCTTCGAGAAACCGGTTGCGACACCCGACGTGTTGCAGCCCACCCCGAAGGCATCCGGGGCGCCCGCGCCCATCACGCCGTTATCCTCGAGCCTCTCGGTCAATACCAACACCGACCCCTCGAAGATGACCTTCCAAGAGCTTAGGGCTTACGAAAGATCAAGGCGCAGGTAGGGCGCTCCTCATCACCCATTTTGAGGAGTCTTTTTTCATGAACAACCTGCTCACCATGAGCTATATCACCAACGAATCGTTGGTGGTGCTCGAAAATGAGCTGATTTTGGCCAATCGCATCGATCGGCAATACTCGAAGGAGTTTGCCCAGACGGGCGCCAAAGTCGGCAACACCATCAGCATCCGAAGGCCGCCGCGCTATGTGGGCACCTACGGGCCGCCCTTAAACATCGAGGACACCAACGAGTCGAGCACGCCCTTGTCCTTGAATTATCAGTTCCATGTGGACGTGCAGTTCACCACGCAGGACCTGGCGCTCTCGATGGATCAGTTCAAAAAGCGCGTCATTCGCCCGCAGATCGCCACGGTTGCGAACAACGTCGATTCCAATACCGCGCTCTTTTGCACATTGAATACCGCAACCGTGATCGGGACCTTTGGCACGGCTCCCGCCTCCTACAAGATCTTCACCGACGCAAGAGCGAACCTGGCATCGGAAGCCTGTCCGCCGGATGGGGAGAAGAACCTGGTGTTAGACCCCTACACCATGTCGGCCTCGACCAATCTCATCTCCGGGTTTTTCAATCCGCAAGTGCGGATCGGCGAGTTCATCGAGAAGGGCATGATTGCCAAGCAAATCGCGGGGCTTGACTGGTGGGAGGATCAGAACATCACCACCTTTCAAACCGGACCCCAAGGCGGAGCACCGGCGATCGCCACCATTCCGGGTGGCTCTGCGCTCATGACGACGGGCTGGAGCCCTTCGGGAACTTTGCAGACCAAGGGCTGGACGCCGGGGGTTGCGGTCGTCAATGTCGGGGACACCATCCAGATTGCAGGGGTCTACCCCGTCAATCCGCAAAACCGCATGCAGTACGGCAAGACCACAAAGCAATTCGTGGTGCTGCCGCCCGGCGGATTTGTGGCGCCTCCCAATGGCACCGCAGCCTCGGGGATTGTTTTTGGTGCGGCAACCTTGCCGAATGGCGGCTTTAATCCCTTGACGGGTCAGTACAGCGCGGATGCAGGCGGATTGCTCACGCTTACCATCGGGGATGCGCTGGTGTCCTCGGGGCAGTTCCAAAACTGCACGCAAGCACCTGCACCTTCCGCCCTCATCACGGTCAATGGCGGAGTTGCCGCGGCGAATGTCACGAGTCCTCAAGGCTTGTGCTTTCACAAGTACGCCTACACGTTGGGCTTTGCGGACCTGCCGCTCCCGGGTGGGGTCGCCATGGCGGCGCGTGCCTATGACGATCAGGATACCAACATGAGTATCCGCATGATCACGCAGTACACGATCAACAATGACAGTGAACCGACCCGTGCGGATGTGCTCTATGGCATCGGCTCGCTCTATCGCTCCCTCGGTATCCGCATCGCCGGCTAACCCCTTTTTTTTAAGGAGAACACTTTATGCCTTCAGTCAATCCAGGGCCGGCGATCACCCAGACGGCCAACACCAAGCTGACCGTAGCGCCAGTCACCACCAACTTGAACTCCAATCCACAAGGGGCCAATGCATTGAGGCTCCTAGCCTCTGCCCGGGCGGTCCCGGTCTCAAGCACCGGGGATGCGGCGGTGATGAACATCATCAACTCCACCGCCTATGTGATCACGGCGATTGGCGTGGGTAATGCCTCTGCCAATTTGGCAACCGCCAATCTCTCGGTCAACGGGGGACCTGCCGTGACCGGGGTGTCGCTCTCGGCGCCTGCGGCCTTAACCACCTTGACGGGGCCGGGGATCTTTGCGCTTCGTACGATCGTGCCGGGGCAGTTGACCGGGATTCAAACCGCGCAGCAGCTCTATGTGAATGTCTCGGCGGCGACGCCGGGCACGGTCGATATTTTCGTGTGGGGGTATGACCTTTCTTAAAATCACGCGCGGGGACTTAATCACCCGCGTTTCTTTTGGAGCCACGCATGGCAGCGACCGCCTTAGACATCATCACCGGCGCACTCTTGAACTTGAACTCCTATAGTCCGGGGGAGACCCTGGCCGCGACCGATGCACAAGTCGGGTTGGATGCGCTCAACGATTTACTCGAATCCTTGGCGAACGATGAAGCCTACGTCTATACGCAGGTCGAAACGGTTGCTCAGTGGATGCCGGGACAATATGAGTACACGGTGGGCAATCCGGTGGGCGGGACTTTTGCCGCAACCACCGTGGCGGGATCAGGCATCATCACGGGGACGATTCCGCCGGGCGTCATTGTGGGCGGGGACCTTTCCGATGTGTATGGCTATGTGCCTGGGGCCACGGTGCTTGGGGTGACGGCAACCACCGTCACGATGTCATCGGCCGCGTTGGTGAGCGGGGTCACGCAAGTGACCTACACCACCCCGGGCAACATCAAGATGCCCCGCCCCTTGCGCTTTCGCGATGGCTTTACCCGCTCGGTGGCCTCGAGTTCGGCGAATAACGACTACACCTTCACCTTCACCGATCTTGACACCTACAAGCGGCAGTTACTTAAAAACCAGCAGGGCCCCTGGCCGATTGTGGCGGCCTATCAGCCAACCTTTCCATTAGGGACGCTCTACGTGTATCCCGCGCCCGGTTCATCCTATGTCGGGCACCTCTTCTCGGATTTGGTGCTCACCACTTTTGCCTCGAGCACCACCCCCTACTCACTCCCGCAAGGCTACACGCGGGCCTTGAAGAAACTTCTAGCCTTGGAGCTCGCGCCGATCTACGGCAAAACCCCCTCCCCGGAATTGAGGCGAAGCGCGAATGAGGCCAAAGCCCTCATCCGCGGCACGAATGACACCCCGGTCGCGCTCTTGCGCTATGACAGCGCGATCCAGGGGCACTCCCATGCGGATGCGGGCTTTATCATCCATGGTGGCTTTTGAACGCGGGGGACCCGGGGTTTGTGGGCTCCTGTTATCAGGCACCGATGGCCCTGATGGATGCGCAGGATACGGTCAACTGGTATTTGGAGAAAGCCGGTACCGAGAAAGCGAAGATGCCCGCGGCCTTGTTGGGGTGCCCGGGCTTGAACCCCTTGGCGAACCTCTCCTTTGGCACAGGCCAAGTTCGGGGCTTGTGGGTGCTGCCGGGCTCGCAAAATGCGCTGGCCGTCATTGGCAATCAACTGATCGTGCTCTCCATCACGACGCCCTCCACGCCCACCGCAGCCGCACAATACTCAGGGCTCGTGGTCGGCACCTTGCTCACGAGCGCAGGTCCCGTGTGTATTCGCGACAATGGGGTGCAGCAAAACGGCTTGGGCGGTTATGCCATCATCGTGGATGGGCAGTTCGGGTATTACTATTTGGTCTCAGGGGAACCCTACGCCAATGTGTTTGCCGCAAGCACCACCTTAGGAAACAATGTCTTGAGCTTTCCGGGGAATTTGCCCGCCGGGCTCATCATCTCCCCCGCGGCCATCTTGACGGGATCTTTTGGCGCGAACACCACGCTGCTGAGTGTGGATACCATCGGCCTTACCGCGACGATGGCGAATGTCGCGACGACGGCCATCACCGATGTGGCGGTGACCTTGAACATTCCGATCTTCGGGCAAATTACCGACCCTGGGTTTTTGGGCGCTGAACGCATCCTCTTCATCGAGGGGTGGCTGTGCTTTAACCTGCCCGGTACGAGGACCTTCTACACCACGGGGCCCACGCCCTATCAGGTGTTATTCCCCGGTGCGTTCTTTGCCTTGAAAGACTCCTCCACCGATAACCTCATCACCCTGATGGAGCAGAACCGCGAGGCGTGGATGATCGGGGAGAGAACGAGTGAGGTCTGGTACAACGCCGGGGGAACCCAATTCCCCTTCTCGCGAATCCCCGGGGTGGGCCCCCAGATCGGGTGTGCCGCAAAACATTCGATTGCCCGGTGCGGGGCGCAGTTGGCCTGGCTTGGGCGAAATGAGCAGGGGCAAAACGTGGTGGTGTGCACCGCCCAGTACACCTGGGAGAGAATCTCCCATCACGGGGTTGAGCATGCGATCTCAAGCTATGCGGTCGTTGCCGATGCCTTGGGCTTTGGCTACGAGGAGGAAGGGCACCTGTTCTATGTCCTCACCTTCCCCACCGCGGATGTGACCTGGGTGTTTGATTTTACCTCCAAGGAATGGCACAAGCGCTTATCGTTCGATCCCACCGGCGGGGTCTATCACAGGCATCGCTCGAACTGCTTCATGGACTTTGCCGACGTGCGCATCGTCGGGGATTACAAGTCCGGGCAGTTGCATCAGATGTCGCGCAAGTTCTACACCGATGCCGGAGCGCCCTTGCGTGCCTTGAGGCGCAGCCCCCATGTGTGGGTGAAAGAAACCCGTGAGCGCCTGTTCTTCTCATCCTTGCAGTTGGAATTTACCCCAGGGGTTGGGGTGCAGAGCGGCCAGGGGGTATCGCCCCAGGTGATGCTCAAGTGGTCCGATGACGGCTCCTTTACCTGGGGCCATGAGCGCTGGGTGAGCATCGGGGCGGTCGGGCAGACCAAAAATAGGGCTTTGTGGCGCCTCTTGGGATTCTCGCGCGATCGGGTGTGGGAGTGCGTCTTTACCGATCCCGTGCCGCGGGATTTGATCGGTGCCACGATCTACGGAGAGGCTGCATGAGTCAGTTCAGATCAGCACCCCAATTCGGGCAAGGCATCGCCGAGGGGGTCAAGAATAACGCGGTTTGGTATCGGTACTTTCAGGCGAGTGAGGCGGGGCAGCCCCCGGATAATGAATCGGTCATCCCCTTGAGCGGCTCACCGCTCCTATTCACCGCGCCCAGAAAGGGGTATCTGATCGCAAGCGGTGGGACGATTACCGCTGTTGCGATCTCAAGAACCGCACCCATCTTTTACGGGACGGGGCAGACCTCGGGCTCGTTTTATTTGGCGCAAGGCGATGTGCTTAAAGTCACCTATAGCGGAAAACCCGCGCTGGTGTTCTTTCCCACATGAGACCTTTTTTCATCTTCTCGCTGCCGCGCTCAGGCAGTGCGTGGCTTGCGACCTTTCTCACCTATGGCGAGAGCTTCTGTTATCACGAGCCGTGTGCGGAACGTATACCGCTTGCCGTGTTATTCGACCGCCCTGGGATCATCGGAGCGGTTGACACCCTGGCCTACACGATGCCACGCATTGCGCGCGATTACCGCTGCTTCGTGCTTCGCAGGAGCTATAGCGAGATCATCGCATCGAGCGTGACGTGCGGCATCGAGTACGAGATACCGCGCGAGTTCGAGCAAGTCACGGCCGAGATGCCCGTGATCGACCATCAGCGCTTAGGTGACTTGCACTATTTGGCCTATGTCTGGGATGCCATCGTTGGAACAGAGATGGATCACGAGCGCGCGCGGCAACTGATACGAATGAACATTCAACGGGATTTGGGGAAATTCAATGCCCTCGCACCTCACCTTGCTCTCTCGTGGGGCGGTTGATGTGGCCCCGATGGTGGCCGAACTTGGCGCCCATCCCGAGGTGTGGAACACGGTCACGCTACGCACCGAGCATCCAAAATCCCCGCACCGCGAGACCGATGACTGTTGGGTGCATTACAACCCGAT